CGGTTTCGATCACGTTCGACGAGGAGATCCACAAGACACCGTGGAGCGATGACAAATGAGCACCACCACGACCGTCAACTACCAGTGGACGGACTACCAGGCCCACGTCCGCGACCGCCTCGAAACGGGCGACGTCGACGTCGTCGCCCTCCGGATCGGCTACGGCGGCGGCAAATCCCGGTGCGGAGCGCAGTGGATCCATCGCGGCGCGATGGCCGACGGCGAGGGCGTCGGCGAATCGTTGGTGATGGCTCAGGACTTCGAGAAGGGCAAATCCACCACCTACTCGGTCTTTTTCAAAACGCTACCGGGCGATCGAACGAACCCCTACAAGGACGGCGATCCCGAGAACTCGCCGATCGTCGCGGACTACAACCAGAACGACAAGACACTCGTTTACATTACGGGGCATGTCGCGTGGCTCGGCGGTGCGGACAAGTGGTCGCGATTCGCGGGCGGGGAGTTCTGCAGGATTTGGTGTGACGAGGTGGCCCACTACCCGCCTCAGACCGACCTCTACGATCTCCATCGGATGCTCACGACGCGCCAGCGGACGGCCGTCGGCCCGAACACGACGCTGTGGACGTCCACGGGCAACGGCTTCAATTCATACTACGACATCACCGAGCGACAGGTCCAGCCCGACGGCGACGGTGGCGAGGAACCGCTGCCGTGGCGCGACCGTCTCGAAGTGGTGGTGGCGAGCACCGAGCACAACACGCTCCTCCCGGCGGGCGGTCTCGAAAAGATCAAACGCCAGTTCGAGGGCACGCCGCGCGAGGAACAGGGTCTCCACGGCGGGTTCGCCGCCGCCGAGGGGTTGGTCTACGACCAGTTCTCGCGAACCACGCACGTCAAACCACGCGAAGCGGTAGAGATCCGCGACGACGTGCGACTATACGGATACGACTACGGGTGGCAGGACCCGAGGGTCGTCATTGAGTATGGCAAGACCCACGCCGATCAGTACGTCGCGTGGGACATGTATCACGTCGCGGGCAAGCCCGTCGAGCACGCCATTGCGTGGCTGCGGGACAACGACAAGCCCGCGGGGCCGATCTACTGCGACCACGACCCCGAGCACATCGACAAGTTCCGACAGGCTGGCTACCCCGCCGAGAAGGCGACCAAGGACATCGACGAGGGCATCCAGGAGGTCCAGTCCGTGCTCGAAACCGACGATGAGGGCCGGCCCGGCTTGATTGTCGTCGACGAGCTGACCGAGCTGATTCAGGAGTTTCAGTCCTACAAGGAAGAAGACGTCGGGACTTCGCGTGCCGAGGACCACTGTTTAGATGTCAGCAGATATAGCATTATGGGCGATCGGTACGCCGAGGACGATAGCAACAGCGGCACGGGGACCTGGTAATTCATGAGTGACAACGACCACAGCGGCCGGTCGGAGGACATGGAACTCCGGTGGCGGCTGCAGGACGCCCTCGGCGAGCGCCGGGGCGACACCGACACGTACGACGTTTTCAACTACGACGAGAACCCCTCGATCGACGACTACTACTCGTCGTTCCTGCGGTCGCGATACGGCGGTCCGATCGTCGAAGCGCCGGCTGCGACGGCGTGGCGCGACCCGCCGGAGATCACGGACACTGCCGACACCGACGACGAGACCGAATTCGAGAGGGCAGTAGCAACCCTCGGATCGCAACTCTGGGACTACGGCAAGCGCGTCGACGTGCTCGCGGGGATCGGTGAGTACGGCGTGCTCGTGCTCGAACTGAGCGATGCTACGACGCCCGGCGAATTCGAGACGCCCGCCACCTCCGCGAACTCGCTCGAACTCGCGGGGCTCCGGGCCTTCTCACAACGATCCGTCGAGGACCTCGAAACCGGCGATCCGGGGAGCGGGCGATGGGGCGAGCCCGAACGCTACAAGCTCGATCTCGACGACGAGGACGACGCGGTACACGACGTCACGGACGATAGTCCGGGTGAAATGTGGGTCCATCACTCGCGGGTGATCCACGTCCCGAGCGATGGGTTGCTCGACGACGAGGTGCGCGGCCGTCCTCGCCAGGAAGGCGTGTGGAACACGCTCACGGACATCGAAAAGACACTGGGGTCGGCCGCCGAGCTCGCCTACCGTGCGTCGGCGTGGGGGCTCGCGATCAACATCGCACAAGACTTCGACCTCGAAGACGGCGGCGACGATCTCCGCGAGAACCTCAAGCGATGGTATCACGGTCTCGAACCCGTCCTCCGCACCCAGGGAGCCGAGGACATCCAGAACCTCGGGGGGACCGACATCGACCCTGCGCCGATCGTCGACCCCAATATCGAAGCGCTGTCGGCGCGGTCGGGCATCCCACAGAAGATCCTTCGCGGCAACGAATCGGGCGAGATCGCGGGCAAGCAGGACATCCAGAGCTTCTACGGGACGATCGCCGAGCGCCGCGAGCAGTACGACAATCCGTTCATCGTTCGCGAGCTGATCGAACGGCTCGTGCGCTTTGGGGTGCTCCCCAGTCCGGCAGGGGGCGACTTCGAGATCGACTGGCCGGCGCTCGCGGAAGAATCGGCCGAGGAGACCTCGCAGGTACAACTCAACCGGTCGAAGGTCGCGAAGAACCTCCAGACGGCGGTGCCCGGCTACGGGTCCGACGAATGGACGACGTACGTCAAGGACGGCGAGTTCACCGATCCCGACCCCACCGCGATCGAGCCGATGGCCCCTGCCGAGAACGCGGGCGCACCGCCAGCATCCGCGACGACAGACCAGCCCGCGTTGCCGGATGGTGGCGAAGACGACGGGGCGGGCGATAGATGAGCGCTCGTGACGAACCCACCGCGATGAAAGGACTCCGCGAGGACTTTCGAACGGCCCTCACCGAACGCTTCCGCGCGTTGAAGGGCGAACTTCGCACAACCGTCGGCTACGAGAACGACGCCCTCCGACTCAAACAGACCCCCGGGCCGCAAGCGCTCGCCGGCGGGGCCGACGACATCCAGCCCTCGCGTGGCTTCGACTTCCGAACCGACGCCCAGGCCAAAGACGAGTTTCTCGACTGGCTCGATCGCCAGACCGAACGCGGCATTCTCGAACCGATCGAACGTCCGCAGATCCGCAACGGCGAGCACTACACGGGACGATACACTCGGTCGGCAACCCAAAGGGGCAACGAGTTCGCGGCGCGCAAACTCCGCGAAGCCGGGTACGACGTGCCGGACGGGCAAGCGGAGCAGATATTCAATCGGCCACTGCCACAAGAGACGTTAGAGGGACTCTACACCCGCACGTTCGACAACCTCGAAACCGTCACGCAGGATATGCGGACCGAACTCCGGCGCGAACTCACGCAAGGGTTTTCACAGGGTTGGAATCCGCAGAAGACGGCGAAGATGCTGAACAAGCGGGTGGATGTGTCGATCGCTGACGCCGAGCGACTGGCGAGAACCGAGACGATGCACGTCCACAACACCGCTGCTCAACGTCGATACGAACAGTACGGTGTAGAGAAAGTGGTGATCATCAATCACTCGCCGTGCCCGGAGATATGCGCCCCCGTGGTCGGGGGCAACCCCTACAAACTCAGCGAGGTGCCGGATGGCGGCCCGCCGCTGCATCCGAACTGCGTGGGGGCCCTTGCCCCTGTGACGAAAGCGAGCTGACCCTCCCACCAATCCCCTCCCACCAATGGCACAAGAACTAGTCAGCGATGCGATCCGCGATCTCGATACGCATCGCTACGTCGTCGATCCGGAAGACCGGGCCGGCCGCATCCCCGAGTTCGCGGCGACCGACCGCCTGCTCCGATTCGTCAACGACCTCGATCAGGCCGTCGACGTCTCGCTCGATGGGACGGACGACATCGACGGATCGAGCTTTGCCGACGCGACCGAACTCATGGCGGGGACGAGCATTGCGGCGGGCGACCTCGCGGAGTTCGAGGTAACGGCCCACCACGAACTCCTGCGGGTGAACGCCACCGTTTCGGGGACGACCGCGCCGACGAGTGGCGAGTTCGCTACACGGGGGATCGTCCGCCACGACTAAATCGCTATTCGACCGAGCGGCCCGATGGCCGCTTCGTACCGCTTATTCGCCTTCGGCGTTCGACTCGTCGTGAGCGATATTGGGAAATTCGACCGCCTCGGCGTTGCAGATAAACCGATTTACCACCCGTGCCTCGCTGAACGGCGAGTTGCGTCTCGGCGGTTCACCATCCCAACGGATGGCTTCTAACTGACCGCCGCGTTCGACTATATCCAAACCACCACAGCCATCTATCGTTGCTTCGATCACCTGCTGTTCTATCACCTCTTGCTGGTTTAATCGCGCCTTTCGGGCCGCGTCGGTAGACAGTCCGGCCATGCCTGTTCTACGAGCGGTGGGGGTATAAAACACCCTCTCAGCCCCCCGATGACCCACCGCGGCGAGGTCCCCTGCTGACGCGATTCCCCTTCAACCATGATCGGAGTATGAGAGAACTATGAGAGACATTACCGTCCCGGCACTCACGCACGAGTTGGGTGCCGACGCAGACGCATCGTTCGACCCAGACGACGGGCCGTGGGAGATCTCGGGCATCGCCGTCGCGCCGGGCGACGTCCTCTATATGGACGACGGCACGCCCGTCCTGATGACCGAAGAGGAGCTCGAAACGGCCGCGCCGACGCAGGCCGACGAGCCCCTCTCGGTGGATCACCCGACCGACGACGACGGGGACTACGTCTACCCCCCGCCGTCCGACGCGACGGCGGGCACGGTCGCCGCGGCGGGCTATCTCGACGGCCGCGGCGTGGGCTACTCGGGGTCGGTCCACGACCCGGAGATCGCCCGCGGGATGCACGGCGGGAGCTACGAGGTCTCGGTCCATCCGAAGTTCGAACTCGGCGCTCGCGACCCGGACACCGGGGCCTACGTCGCCGAAAACATCCAGTTCCGCGACCTCTCGATCGTCTCGAAGGGCGACTCGCCCTCGAATACGGCGAACTGGGGGGCTTCGGCGGAACTCGCGGCGTGGGCGAATCGAACCGACATCGCCGACGAACTCGCGGCATCGGCTGATGGGGCCGGGAGCGACGACCTACAGGGCCCGATCAGCAGTGCCGTGAACGGAACGCTCCGAGCGCTCGGCTTCGACCCGGGCGATGTGGACACCGACGCGACGGCTCTCGCCGCAGATGCCGAATCGGGCGGTGAGGGCGACGACTACGACGATCACGACGACAAGAACACCATGACCGACAGAGAGCAGCAGATCAACGCGCTCGTCGAGCACAGTCCCTTCGATACGGACGACCTCGAAGACTGGGACGACGAGCAGATCGAAACGACGCATAGCAACTTCGTCGATGCGGGGGACGACCCTGACGACGATGCCGAACAGAACAGCACGGGCGACGACGCCGCGAACGTCGTCGAAGTGGACATCGGCGACCACGACTCGATGGACGACTACATCGAGGCGCGGGCCGAGGCCGCGGTCGCGTCGGCCAGCGAACAGTCCGAGCGCGAGAACCTCGTCGCGACGATCACCGACGCGACGGACAAGACCGAAGCGGACCTCGCCGAGTGGCCGCTGGACGCGCTCGAAGACAAGGCATCGTCGCTCACCGGAGCGGCCCACCTCCCCGGATCGACGGGGCGACACACCGAGACGGTGGCCGCATCGCACTCGACGGACGATGACGCCGTGTCGAAGTACGGCACCGGCGTCGAAGGGAGGCAGTGATTATGGCAAACAGCGTCTTCGCAAAGCTGCTCGGACAGGGGGACTACCTCGAATATCCGGCAGCGGACGGCACGAGCATCGAACCGGGCATGGGCCTCGAACGAATCCAAGAAGGCGGCGAGACGCGCGTCCAGCCCGTCTCAACCGCTGGGGCGGAGTCGACGCTCATCGCTCGCGAGCAGCGCAACCCGCCACGATCGTCGACCGGTAACCCGCTCGATCAGGCGTACAACCCCGGCGACAACGTCGAGTCCCGTGGCTTCACCCAGCACGAAGAAGCCCGGCTCCGACTCGCCGCAGGGACGGATCTCGCCACGGCGTCGAACGCGACTGTAGCCGAAGGCGACGAACTCGGCTGGTACAGCGACGGCACGCTCGCTAAGAACCAGGGCAACCCCCAGTACGAAGCTCTCGAAGCGGTCGATAATTCGGGGGCGGCGTCGGGCGACCATGCCGTCATCACCGTCAAACAGCAGGAGTAATCAACCATGACTACCGCAACTACTCAAGACCCGGAGAGCTTCGCCGACGGGGCGTCGGATCTCCACGAAACCGCACTGTTCAACCCCTTCCCCGCAAAGCGGGCGAAGGCGCTCGCAGCGACGCGCGAACAGTCGAACTACTCGCCCGTCCAGTGGGCGAAGTTCGATCTCGCCGCGGGCATTCGCTCGCGCGAGCAGGTCGAATCGCAGATGGAAGAGCTCGCCGCCGACTCCACGATGCCGGTCAAGTCGTGGGCCGAATACGGCGACGAGGTGTTGATGGATCACGAGACCGGTCCGCACACGCTGCAGTTCCTCATCGACGCCGGCTTCTCGACGCCCTCGACGCTCGCGCGATACGCGCACATCAAGCCGATCTCGCCGGACAGCGATCAAGAGGCCGAGACGAACATGAACGCTCGTGCGCGCAGCCGGCAGGACACCCCGGCTTACGGGCTCGACGGCGTGGCACTACCGATCACGCACTCGGACTGGGAGATCGACTCCCGTGAGTACCAGCAGTCCCAGGCGTTCGGCGAGGACCTCGACGCCCGCGTGGCAAGCGACGCCCGCGAGGCGATCGAGGAACAGGAAAGCACGATCCTCTGGGATAGCTGGGGCGGCACCGTCGAAACCGACGAGGGGTCGTTCGGCGTCGATGGGATCACGACCGGCAATTCGAACGTGCTCACCGGCACCGCAACGGGGGACTTCGGGACGGCGTCGAACGTTCTCGACACGCTCGATAAGATCCAGCAGGCGATCGAGGATCAGGGAACGGAGGGCGACAACCCCTCGCCCCGGTTGTCGGGCGTCACGGTGTTTCTCAACACCACGCAGTACACCGAGGTCCAACTCGGCGACTACCAGTCGAGCGCGACCGACGAGCCGCTGATGGACCGGATCGAGCGCAAGTATCCCTACATCACGCTCCGCGAAGCGCCGTACCTGACCGACGGCCACGTCGTCTACATGGTCAACGACAGCCGGTACTTCGAGGTGCCGGTCGCACAGCCCATGACGAGCACGGCGTGGGACGTCGACGGCGGGTTCGGCAGAAGGTCAAAGATGTACAGCTCTCGCGTCCCTTGGGTCAAGGAGCAACCCGACGATATTTTGGGCATAGCTCGCTATACGGGTGCTTGAGCCCCTAGTGGGAAACTGAGGGTTTAATTGCGGGCCGTGCGTAGCATACGCATGGCGCAACCGTGGCAAGACCCCGACACGCTCCGCGAGCTATACGTCGAAAAGCGACTCACACAACCCGAGATCGCCGAACGCCTCGGGTGCGGCGATAGTACGATCTCGAACTGGCTCGAACGGCACGATATCAAACTCCCGTGGAAGGACGAATCCACGATGCGACGACTCTACGAAGACGAACGCATGAGCCAGTCAGAAATCGCCGACCACTTGGATTGTGACGTGCAGACTGTCGAGCGGTGGATGCCTCGGCATGGGATTGAGGGACGAGCCAATAGCGAATCCGTCAGACTGGCCCGCCTTCCCGAAAAGGCCCACGCAATCCTCACCGACAAACAGCGTCTCGCGGAGTTGTATGTCGGGGAGAAAATGCCAGCATCCGAAATCGCCGAGACGTTGGATGTAGCCCGCTCAACGGCGAATCTGTACCTAAAGCGCCACGGCCTTTCGCGTTCGTTGGGCGAGGCGTTGTCAATTGCCCAACTCCCGCCCGACGCCCGCGAAACTCTCGAATCCAAAGATAGGATGCGAGAGTTGTATGTTGGGGAGGAGCTGAGCTTGCCGGCGATCGCCGAGCGATTAGACTGTGGTTGGAATACCGTTGCCAATTACCTCGAATCCCACGGAATCGAGCGCCGGTCCATCGCCGACGCGCTCGGCAGTGGCCCGGACCATCATTCGTGGGAAGGCGGCCAAGAGAACCGGCTTGATCGCTACGCCCCCAACTGGAGCGAACAACGGGAGGCGCGGCTTGAACGCGACGATTACGAATGTGTCGTGTGTGGGCGTGACAACAATGAATACAAGCAAACCCACGGACGGGGGCTTGACGTTCATCACATCACCCCACTCCGGCGATTCGTCACCGACGGCGAACTCGACTACGAGCGGGCGAACGAACTGACAAACCTCATCACCCTCTGCCGGGCGTGTCACGCTCGGTGGGAGGGGGTGGGACTCAAACCACAGACATGAACCACGAGAACCATGACCGATACAGTTGACGTACAGCTAACGAGCGGCGTCTTCGATGACGGCGGCACCCTTCGCTACGAGGACGACGAGTTCGTCGTTAGCGAAGCGACGTTCGACGAGCATCCCGAGCTGGAGCGCGTCG